CCTCATGATTCTGCGCGATGGCGATCCCGGCGATCCTGCGGTGACACTTTCGCCACTGGCCTACCATTACCAGCATCGCAGTGAGCTTGAAGTCATCGTTCAGGGCGCAGACCGCGACACTGCATTCGCTGCACTTTGCGGCCAGATCGGCGCGGTGATCCGTGCCGACAGAACGCTGGGCGGACGCTGCGACTGGATCGAGGCGGAAGCACCACAGCCGGTGGATTTACCTGTCGAGGGCGCGGCCAACCTGAAGGCCGCGATCATCACGGTCATTCTGCATTATTCAACGTCAGACCCGTTGGCCTGACCCACCCGACAATAAGGAGAACAACATGGCACGAGCTCAAGGAGCGCGGGCGCAGATGGCGCTTGCGTTCGAGACGACCTATGGCACCCCGCCCGCCAGCGGTTTTACCCGCATGCCCTTCGCCAGCGCGACGCTGGGGGCGGAACAGCCGCTTCTGAACAGCGAGCTTCTGGGCTACGGCCGCGACCCGCTGCCACCGATCAAGGATGCGGTGACGGCGGACGGCAATCTGGTCGTGCCTATCGATGCGGAGGCGTTTGGCTTCTGGCTGAAGGCAGCCTTTGGCCAGCCGATCACCACCGGGGCGCAAACCCCCTGGACCCACGAGTTTCGCTCCGGTGGCTGGACGTTGCCGTCGCTCTCGATCGAGACAGGCATGCCGGAGATCCCGCGCTTTGCAATGTACTCGGGCTGCGTGCTTGATACGCTGTCTTGGCAAATGCAGCGCTCGGGTCTGCTGACCGCAACCGCCAGCCTTGTGGCGCAGGGCGAGAGTATCGCCGCCGCATCCGCTGCGGGCACGCTGGCCGATCTCGGTTTGCAGCGCTTCGGCCACTTCAACGGATCGATTACCCGCAACGGCAGCAGCTTGGGCAATATCGTCTCGGCCGAGATCACCTATGCCAACGCCCTAGACCGGGTCGAGACCATCCGCTCAGACGGGCGCATTGATGGGGCGGACCCGTCCATCGCTGCACTTACCGGCCGGATCGAGGTGCGCTTTGCCGATCAGGTGCTGGTCGATCAGGCGATCAACGGCGATCCCTGCGCGTTGAGTTTCGGCTACGCGCTGCCCTCGGGAGAAAGCCTGACGCTCACCGCCCATGCCGTCTATCTGCCACGCCCGCGCATCGAGATCTCTGGACCCCAAGGCGTGCAGGCCACCTTCGACTGGCAGGCCGCCCGTGACGCGATCTTGGGCCGGATGTGCACCGTGACCCTCATCAACGCCATTGAGGAGTATTGATCATGCTGCGCCTGAACCTCGCCCGCGAGCCCTACTGGCTTGCCCTGTGCCTTGGCGTGCGCGTCCGGGTCGAGCCGCTGACCACCGCGCTGATGGTGGCGGCGCGCAGCGACCCGGCTGTGCGCACCCTGCCTGAGGGCACCAGCGACGACGAAATCGCCGTGATCTTCGGCAAGGTCCTCGCCGAACGCGCCATTCTCGACTGGGAGGGTGTCGGCGACGGCGGCGGCACACCAGTGGCAGTGACGCCTGAAGGCATCGCTGCACTGCTCGATATCTGGCCAATCTTTGAGAAGTTCCAGATGGGCTACGTCGCCAAGGGGCTGGAGCTGGACGCGGAAAAAAACGCCTCCGCGCCCTCGCCGATTGGGTCTATGGCGGGGGCGAAGGTTACTGCGCAGCCTGCGCGCAAAGCTGCGAAGGCTGCCCGCAAGTCCTGAACGCGCCGCGCACGCATGAGGGCTGGCAGGTCTGGGATCTGGCCGGGCGCCTCGGCGGCCAGATCCGTGCCGTGCCCGGCGTCGTGCTCGGCTGGGATATGAGCGCGGCACTGGCCATGGCCGACGCACTGGGCGTGGACCGCCGCGCTGCCGCCGAACTCCTCCCCGTCCTTGAGGCGGTGATGGTGCGCAAACTCAATGACCAGATGGAGACGCAGGTGGGAGGACCCTCATGACCGAGAAACGCGTTTCTGTCCGCCTGTCCGCGACTGGCGGGCGGCAAGTGAAGGCCGAGCTGGAAGGCGTTGGCGAGGCGGGAGCGCGCGGGTTTGGCCGGTTGTCGCGCGAGATGGAAATGGCGAATGCGCGGCTTGCGGCCTTTGCGCGACGCGCGCGGGTGGCGATGGTGGCGGCGGCGGCCGCGATTGCGGCGGCGGCCACAGCTATGATCCGCTCGGGGCTTCAGACCGTCGACGCGCAGGCCAAGCTTGCGGCTTCGCTCGACACGACGGTCGAGAGCATTCAGGTGCTGACGCGCGCGGGCGATCTCGCGGGCGTGTCGATGGGGCAGATCGAGCAGGCCACGATGCAGCTGACCCGGCGGCTGAGCCAGGCCGCAGCTGGAGCCGGTCCTGCGGTCGACGCGCTCGACCGGCTGCGCTTGTCCGCTGCCGAGCTGCAGGCGCTGCCGCTCGATCAGCGCATCGCGCTCATTCAGGACCGGCTGGCCGAGTTCGTGCCCGATGCCGAGCGTGCGGCGGTGGCGTCGCAGCTTTTCGGGGACCGGGCCGCGCTGATGTTCACGCGGATCGACACGGCGACGCTGCGCCAGGCGACGCAGGACGTGCGGGACTTTGGCGTGGTGGTGTCCGATCAGGACGCGGCGCAGATCGAGCGTACCAATGATGCGATCTCGCGGTTAGGTCTGATCTGGCGCGGGCTCTCGAACCAGCTGGCGGTCGCCGCAGCCCCTGCGCTGGAGGGCGTGGCCAATGCCATGGCTGCTGTTGCGCGCACCACCGGGCCGCTGGGGATTGCGATCCGTACACTGTTCGAGAACCTTGGTCGTCTGACAGCCTATGCAACCGGCATCGCCGCACTGCTGGCCGGGCGGTTCGTAGCAGCCAAGATCGCAGCCGCCGTGTCAGTGCAGGGCCTCGCCATGGCGCTGGTCATCCTGCGCGGCGCGCTCTTGCGCCTGCCGTTCATCGGCCTGATCGTGGCGGCGGGCGAGCTGATCCACTGGTTCGCTCGATTGGTGCGCGGCGCGGGCGGGTTTGGCGCCGCGCTGTCGCTGCTGGGCGATCTTGCCAGCGAGGTCTGGCAGCGCATGCAGCTTGGCGCTGTTGCGATGGGGCTTTCGATCATGGCCAGCTGGGCCCGGATCAAGGCCGCCATCGCCGAGGCGCTGCAGGCCTCACTCGTCGCCGTGATCGGCTTTGGCAATGCCGTGCTGAACACGTTTCAGGGCGCGTTCGAGGCCATCAAGGTGCTCTGGGGCGCGCTGCCCGGCACGATCGGGGATTTCACCTTCCAGGCCGCGAATGCGCTGATCGCGGGCGTCGAGGCGATGCTGAACGGCGTCGGCCAGCGCATCAACGGGTTTCTGGAGGGGATCAACGCCGGGCTCGAGACGCTGGGTGTGGAGCGCCGCATCTCGCTGATCGGCAATCTGGAGCTTGGCCGGGTCGACAACCCGTTCGCAGGCTCCGCGACCGAGGCAGGTGCGCAAGCTCGCGCGGCGTTTCAGGCGGCGTTCACGTCCGAGCCGATTGCACTGCCCGATCTCGGGCTGGGCCAATATGCTACTGAGGCCCGCGCCGAGGCAGATGCCCTGCGCGAGATGATGGCCGGTGTGGTCGGTGCCGCGACGGCTCCCCTCGAGTCGGTTGCGGCACTTCGGGAGGCCGTCACTGCAAGCGGGCTGGTGGCGGAGGCAGGGCTGACAGGCGCGCGCGTCGCTACCGAGGGGCTCGAGGATGCAATCGATGCGACTGGCGAAGCAGCGGCGCGCGTGGGTGAAAGCGGGCGTGCTGCGGGCGGAGCCCTAAGCGAGGCCGCCGACTCCGCCAAAACGGCTTGGCAATCCACGGCAGAGGCGGTGCGGGCAGCTCAAGAACGCTCGCGCGAGATCGCCGAAGGTCTGGCGCAGGACATCACCGGCCCCATCAAGGAGGCGCTCAAATCTGGCGAATTCACCTGGGAGATCTTTGCGGGCGCGGTTTCGCGCATTGCCCAGAACCTCGCGGGCCGGCTGATCGATCTGGCCTTCAAGCCGATCGAGAATGCGCTGATCAATGCCTTCTCTGGCG